AATGGTAGAGCACCCGCCAAGTTTAAAAGCACCACGGGGTCGCATGTTCCAAGGGGGCGAGATTGCCTTGCACGCAAACTGTGAAGGGTTCGATTCCCTTCGGCTCCACCAAAAAAATATGGGGCTACACCATACTGAATATGTAGTGGTGGTGTAATGTGGTTAGGTTGGTGGGAACTTAACAAACCCGGGAAGGGGAAATATGAGACCATTTACAATTAGAGATGTTGATTGTCAAAAAATTATAGAATGTGATGATGGTGATATGATTTTGCAGCATTGTAAAGGACAATTGTTATAATTACATAAAGGATATAACAGTTTACCTCATTATGCAGAGTTTAATTTAAGGCTATCGAAAGAGTTGCTATCAAAAATAAAGGGGGATAAAATGAAAGATATACGGAAATTAAAAGATTTTAGAAGTGTATTAATAAATAAATTAGAAGGATTGGCAGATGACGGAATAATATCTACATATTTAGATTTAATACGGAAAATTAATGATATTTTAATGAATATGTGAAGGAAGATATATTATGACAAATAAAGTTAAGGGCAAGATTCTAAAATCTTTATTTAAAAATAAAATCAGTAATGCACAAATAGTAAAAGATTTTGATGAATATATGGATAACCATAGAGCAATGAGTGAATTAAGTGTAATGTCTGGATTGGAAGTTGTTAAAATAATAAGAGAAGTATGGGAAGATATTAGGGGAGGATTTTAATATGGATTTTTTTGTATGTATGGGATTTTACATTTTTGGTGTATTGGTAGGTAAATTTTTTTGGGAAAGTATAAAGAAAGTATAAAAAGGGGAAATATATAATATGCAAATGACAACAGTCGATGCTATAAAATTAATATTAGAGTATATTCAAGGTGACTTGTATTTGAAGTGGTATTTTGAAAAGTTATTTGATACTTTACATTTACAAACACCTATTGCTAATAGTGTACAAGATTTTGCAGCATTTAGAAAGAGCATAATAGATGAAAAGATTAAAGAAAGTACAGAAAAAAAACCGCTAAAACAAGTAGATAGAACCATCTATCTATAACCACAGGAGAAAATGCGAGTCAATAGTATAACGGCTATTATTTCTGGCTCCAAACCAGAAGATGTGGGTTCAACTCCTACTTGATTTGCCAAATTAATGAAAATAACATTACCGCACAATTTTACCCCACGTGATTATCAAATACCCATGTTGACTGCAAGGGAACAAGGATACTTGCGTGAGGTCTACATTCTACATCGTAGAGCAGGAAAAGATTTAACCGCTATAAATGATATGGCACGTGCTGTTATGGAACGTGTTGGTATCTATTATTATTTATTTCCAACATTTGCTCAAGCCAAAAAGGTTATATGGGATGGCATGACAGGTGAGGGTCGGAAGTTCATCAATTATTTTCCACCACAATTAATAAGAAAAATTAATGGAACTGAAATGAAAATAGAATTTCTTAATGGTTCTATTATGCAATTAATTGGAACAGATAATTTTGATGCTATTCGTGGAACAAACTGTGTAGGAGCTACATTCTCAGAGTATGCACTTCAAGACCCAAGAGCATGGGAAACTATCGAACCTATTCTATATTAGAAAATGGTGGATGGGCTAAGTTTCTTTATACGCCTAATGGAAAGAACCATGGTTACGACCTTTATGAATATGCCAAGAAAGCATCTGATTGGTTTACCATGTTACGAACCATTAGAGATACCAAGAAAAAAGATGGTTCACCTGTTATAACAGAAGAACAAATTCAAGGTCTTAGAGAACGTGGACTTGCAGAGGAGTTTATCCAACAGGAATATTATTGCAGTTTTTCTATGGGAACTGCTGGTGCTTACTATGCTAAACTGATAGAAGAAGCAAGAAAAGAAGGTAGAATTAGACGAGTTGCTTATGACAAAAACTTACCTGTTCATACTGCATGGGATATAGGAGTTGGAGATTTTTGTTCTATTATATTCTTCCAAAAAGCATTTAATGAATTTCATTTTATTGACTATTACGAAGGGCAAGGAGAAGGAATCCAGTTTTATGCAGGAATCCTTCAAGACAAAAGACATGATTTAGGTTATTTTTATGGAAATCATTATGCTCCACATGATATAAAAGCAAGAAGTTTCGCTGCGAATGGGAAATCAACATTAGATATTGCACGAAATTTAGGATTAAATTTTCAACCATTAAGAAAAAGTAGTTTACAAGATGGAATACAAGCAGTTAGAGGTGTTCTTTCAAGGTGTTGGTTTGATGAAGAAAAATGCAAATTCCTTATAAAGCATTTGGAGAATTATACAAAAGCATGGAATAACACAAATAAGGTCTGGATGGATACCCCTCGTCATGATGAACATTCACATGGAAGTGATGCTATGAGAACATTTGCTATGGCTGAAAAATCAACAATGATTTATGACCCAAATTCATTTTTTGATTTTAATAAAGATATAGAGCGAGCCAGACGTAATTCTGGTAAATATTGCGGAAGGTAAAAAATATGGCTAAAGCTAGTTTTTTAGAAAATGAAGAGATAGAAGTAAAAGTATATACCAAAAGAGATGCATTACTTGAACATTTGATGGAGAAATTCTTTTATGCTAGAGAAAGTATGCAACCACATCAAGAAAAGTGGAAAGAATATAATGAAACATATAAAGGCACAAGGTCTGAAACAAAAGAAGATTGGCAGGCTAATTATACAACTTCTACATTGAAAGAGCTTGTAAGAGTTAAAGTTCCTTTATATTTGAATATTTTATTTAGCAAAGGTATTGACTCTTTTGATATGAAACCCGGCGATATAGATGATGAAGAAAAAACACCAATTATAAAAGATATACTTCGATATCAATTACGGAATATAGGTAAAGATTCAGGTGGATTTTTTGGAGAATGGGGAAATTATGCAAAACAATTTGAAATATATGGATATACTGTTGCTATGTGTTTTTGGAGAAAAGAAAAGAATTTAAGGGGTGATATAACATTTGATAGTGCAGATATGAAAACTATTGATGTATTTCACTTCTTCCCTGACCCAAATTCATTTGGACTTCAAAGTTGGAAATTTATACAACATAGAGATAAATCTATTGGATATTTAAGAAGACAAGAAGAATTAGGTAATTATGAAAATGTTATAGAATTAAGAGAAACCACTCAACCACCAGAATATGATAATCCTGTTTTTATCCCTACAGAAGAATTACCATTTCCAGAAGAAAGACTAGACCCACGTGTTGAGTTATTAGAATATCATGGAGAAGTCCCTAAATCATTAATAGAAGGGAGTCTAGAAGACCCTTCTACAATAGACCCATATGAAGACAAATATGTTGATGCTATCATAACAATAGGAAATAGAGCAGTTATTCTTAGAGCAGAAGAGTATCCATATGATTGTGGAAACATATTTATAGAGAGTTGCAAAGATAGAATGTTAACAGAAAAGTTTGGCATTGGTACAGGTGAAGATATTGAAGCAATGGCAGAAGAACTTACCAATGCTCACAACAAATTAAGTGATGCTATTAATATTATATGCAATCCTATGGGAATAATCAATCCACAACAAATATCAGGATTAACAGATACATTGTTAACATATCCGGGGAAAATGTTTGTTGCAAATTCTATGACAGAAGATGTAAGAAAAGCATTGTCATTTATAGATACAACTGCTGCTGCTGCTGCACTTTCACCATTAATGAATTTAATTGAACTTTTAGACCGAAGAATAATGAAATTATCACAAGCTGTACCTGCAATAAGTCCTACAACAGAAGCAGGAGAGATGCATGAAACATTAGGCGGAACACAAATTCAACAAGCTAACGCTGCTGAACCAATTAAACATGTTGTTAAACATGAGTTAGAGCCAGCGTGGGAAAAAATGCTTGGAATTTTTTATGAATTAGATTTACAGAAGTTTCCCAAGAGTATGGCTTACAAAATATTAGATAAAGAGGGGATAGAACAATGGGAGAAAATTAAGGGTGGAAAGAATATAACAAAGGAAGATTTGGCATTAGCAGGAGTTCCAGATTTT